GTTTTTTTTGCGTTGCCGTAGCGTGCGCCGCGTCTGCCGTTGCATTTTGCGCAACTGGGTACGAGGTTGTCTAGGTCGTCTGTGCCGCCGCGGTCGTGCTCGATCAGGTGGTCGGCTTGTGTGCCTGGTGCTTTTTTGCACCAGTGGCATGCGGGTTTGTCGCGTAGTAGTTGTGCTCTGTTTTTTTTGTAGGTGGGGTTGTCTAGGCGTCGTGGCATTGGGGTGCTACCGCTGCCGCGCGTTGCTTGGCCTGACGCCTTCGCTGCGCTCAGTTGTCTGCAGGTAGGTGTGAGTGGGTTTGCTGCCGGCTGTGTGTTGCATGTTGTGTTTTCTTTTGTGTGTGTGTTGTCAGTGTAGGTCAAGTGCAGGATTGCCCCCGGTACCCACAACCGTCTGATTGTCGCTCAGATCGCACTAGCCCTCGCCCACTTGTTTTTGTGCAGGGTCTTTGCACGCCTGTCTGACGGGCTAACTGGCGCCTGTTAAGCGTCGAGGATTTGCACCTACACCCACTAGACACGTGTGGGTCGTGACCGTGTGACGGTCTTACTTTTTGTCGGGTAGAAGAATAATTGCGTCAATTACTTTTGATGCCTCAGCCTTAGTTAAATCTTTGCTTGTTGTGATGTCGCGGCCAATTGTGTCGGCACAGAATACACGCAGATCCTCAGCAACAGTCAACCCTTTAGCTTTTGCCCTAGATGCAAGCATTTTGAGCTGTGGTTCAGTTGCTTGACCAGTAGCTGATGCGGCTTTGCGTTCGTTGCTTGTGCGTTCAACAATGGCTTGCACTTGCTCTTTATGTGATGGTTGGTCGGCCCATGGGTCAATTGCTGGTGTGTCAAACTTCGGTGCTTGTTTAGGTGGGCCTGCTCGATGCATCACTTCGTTGGCGCTGGCCTGTTTAGCAAATGCGCCAGGCAACATAATTGCAACAAGACGCCCAAGCGCTGATGTTGCTGCGTTCATTTGTTCTGAGTCACGTGTGTACGGTGTCGTGCCGGGGAATGGTTCCCAGCAGAATGCGACGGCTGGCAGTTTGTCGTCGGGGTCACGCCACGCGCACACTTTGACTTCAATGTACGTTTTGCCTGCAATGTCTTTGACTACTGGCTGGTATTCAATGATGCGTACTTCAGGGTATTTGTCGGCCAACATTTTTAGCCTTGCTGGTACGTCAACATAATCTTTTAGATCCCAACTCATGTGCTGCCTGCCTTTGTGTGTGTGAGTGTTGCAATCGGGTGTAATGCTGATTGCGGTGTCATGTATGCTGGGTACGGAATGTCGGTGCGCCAGTGATCCCAGATGTTGCATTGCTCGAGCGGCAGCCAACCTTGTAGTGATGCGGTGACACGCATTGGGCCTGTGATTGCCAATGTGACTAGCACGTATGGGGCATGTTTGTCGTCGGGGTGTGTAATCAGGTGGCCGTTGCCGTAGTCGGTGGCGCGTACTTGTATGCCGTGTACGTCGTCGTCTTTGCTGGTCGGTGTGTAGTTGCATTCCCAACTGAATGGCAAATCTAGGTATGTGGCAACAGCTAATTCGCCCATGACGCCCAAGCGATTTATGCGTTGCAGTTTTTTTGCTGTCAATGTGCCGTTGTATGGCCGATGCTGCCGGCCGTATTTGGCAATGCGTTCATCGGCTAGTGCCTGGCATGCTCGAATGTCTTGCTCGTCTAGGTCTATGCGTACAGCGTCAACGCGCACGGGCTACCGCCTCAAGCTGTTGCACTTCGCTTTTGACTTCGGTGATGACTGTGGTTTGCCAACAAATGTGTGCAATGGCTCGCACAAGTAGCCGTGCTTTTGTGTGGTTTGGTTCGTTGTCTAACCACAACGTCAAATCGGCAATCAGTTGCTCTTGATCTGTCCACGCTGCCCGCGTCATGTTTTACCTGCCTGTGATGAATGTAATTGCAAACAGTAATGCAACGATGGCACACAGTTGTGCATACTTTTTCACTTGAGTGCGTGCCAATGTTGCCAACCGGGTGTCGAGCCTGTCCAGCCTTCCCAAATAGCCAATGCGACCAGCAAGTTTGTTTCTGGGTTCCATAGGTCGCCGCAAATGCCCAAGTCGTAATGTTGCATCCAGCCGATTGGCCAGTTGTTGTTAGGTACGCACCAGGTTGGCATGTTGATTTGCATAAGGCCAATGCTGTCGCCGTCATCGCCTACTGCGTAGGGGTCGCATCCTGACTCAAGCCGCATGGCTAGCTCGAGCGTGTCCAGGGCGGCTGCTGGCCAGCCGATGCCGTAGGCCAAACCAATAAACGACTCACAGTCACCTGCCTGAATAGGGGGGGTACTACTAGGCAGGGGGGTGGGTTTTGGCGCATCCTGGGGCATTGTGACGCTTGTGGTGGGGGCGTAAATAGCGGTTTGTGGCTGTTTTGGTGCGTTTGGCACGTTGACAACAAATAGGCCGTAAAGCCCGATGAGTGACGCCCAGACAAGTTTGCTTAGGGCGGTCATGCGCTGTCACCTGTGGTGCGGTCAATTTGATGGTCGTAATCTAGCCGAATGGGTGGCCCCCACGTCTGCCATTTGTATTTGCGGAATGCAATTTGCGACATCATGCTTTTGTCCTCGCCTTGTCGTCTGAAGGATTGCACCATGACCTGTTGTCCGTCAGGCATCACGCCTGTGAACACCTCATACAGAATGATGACTGCCTGCGTAGTAGGGGTAGGTTCAGACATAGCTGCCTCGCTGTCTTTAGGTTGCTGACAACCTTAGTGACGGTCTGTCAGGTAGTGGGGAATGCCTTAGCAAAGGCTTGTCGCACAAGGCTTTCGTTCTCTGCCATAGTGCGGGTGATTTCTATGTGTATCCAGTCGCCGCCTGGTGCGCCTGTCACGGTTGGTGTGTCGTATTTGCGCCAAGCCTCATGTGCATGTGGTTTTGGCATTGCGGTGCCTACTCGATCACAACGCCAGCCGCGGCCGTGTGGGTTAGGCCAGTAGTCAATAATCATTTGTATGCCTAACAAATCCCAATTGTCCAAAGCTTGTTGCAAGAATGTAATTGCTTTGGTGCGGCCGTTGGTGACGCCTTTGCCGGTTGATTCCATAAACCTGAATGACAAATCCATTGCAACACCTCGAGCATGGTTGCTGATTTGTCCAGGCTTGCCACGTATGTCGCGTTGCACAAATGTGCCGTTATTCCACAATGCGCCCTGGCTGTGTGTGTTTGCGAGCTTTGCCCACAATTCGGTACCGGGCAGCTTGTGTTTCACTATGCCGTAGGTGCCGACAATGTAGGGCTTAGGTGCTGACGGCACTATTTGTTTTTATCTTTCATGCCGTTGCTGGCGACTATGCCTGCCAATGTGCCAGACAGAAACGTGACGATTGTTGCCATAAGGCTGATGAACTCTTTGTCATTGGGCGCTTGTTCCATTGGTTGCGACACGAATAGCAGGCCGTACACAAAACCGATTACGACTACGGCAAACACAACGCCCAGCAATACGCCAACGGTTGCCACCATTCGAGCATGCAACTGTTCGGCTGTAAAGCGCTCTTTCATTTCAGCAACGATCTACTGGTGTGCAATACGTTGGGCGTGTGTTTGGTTTGCCGTTGTTGCTGCGTGTTGTTTCGCACGCTGTCAAGGTAATGAGTGCTGCGATTGCCAGCCACTTCACTACGCCTCGTCGGGCTCTGGTGGTGGTACTTGCACAACACCGTTTATGACGGCCCAACCAATTGCTGCTGGGTTTTCTGGCGTGTACTCGATTAGGTGCGCCGGGTCATCATTAACCCAGTCGGGTGCGACTACTTCGCAATTAACTACTACGCCGTTGGTGACGTTAGGGCTAACGATTGCTACTGTGCGTTCACTCATGGCTAGACCTGATAAGTAATCCAGACGTAACCGCTGCCGCCTGCCGCGCCGCCGTTTGTGCCTGCCGTACCGCCTGCGCCGACTGTGACCGTAATGCTTGCGGCTGGTGTGACTGCGCCACCAGCAACAATGTAAGCACCATCACCTGCCTTTTGCTGAAATCCTGCTGTGCTTGTTCCGCGCGCAAACGCACCCTGACCGCTGTTAGTTGCACCTGCTACAGACGTAGAGGTCGCACTTGTGCCGCCGCCATTGCCGCCCGTTGCGCTAATTGTGCCACCTGCAAACGCCACCGACGAAGTACCGCCCGCGCCGCCAACGCTGTCACCTACACCGCCGCCACCGCCGCGAATGTGCGCGATCGCATAGGTCACCCCGGCAGGCACCGTAAAAGTACCTGACGCGGTAAATGCTGCTACTTCAGTCACGCTACCTAGGTTAGCCCACGCGGCACCGTCGTAGTACTGCACTTTGTTTGTTGACTCCAAATAACACAACTGGCCCTCAGCCAACGTTTTTTCACCTGCACCACCAAACGCCGCGTCACGTTCAGTAGTACCAGCGAATACTGGCACACCCGTGCGCGCCGACTGGTTAAGTTGATCTGCGGTTAATACCTGCGACGCAACAAACGTCGGAACAGTGGTCTGTGCATTGGCGCCCATGTCTTTAGCCTAGAACATTCTGGGCGTCTATTACACCATAGATTGCGTCATCAAGAATCAGCTCATACACAATGGTGGTTGGTGACGTGTAGTACGTAATGGTGTGGCCTCGACTGAAATTGATGACGCCTGTAATGCCTTCAATGCTGTATTCGGCTGCTACTGCGCTATTTAGCCCTGGTATTTCTTTTTCTATGCTGATGGTGTCGCCTATGTCGGCGCCAGCTGCAGCGGTGCGTTGTGCGTCGCTTAGGTTGGCAAAAAAGGCTGTGACGCTAGTAAATCGGGGTTCTGGGTCAGGTTCAAGCAGGTAGGTGGCTAGGTCTTGTATTTCGCTTGTGACGTGCAACAAGCTGTTGGTGATGCTGAGGTTTTGTGTGAAGTATTCGGCAATGCTGGCTGCGTCGCTGTCGGTTTCTGAGTGGTTGTTTAGCCCGGTCACGACGGATCGGTTGATTACGTTGTCGGCGTCAAACTCAACTTGTATGTCAACGTATTTGGCTAGTACGCCGTCGTCACCAAATGAGATTGTTGGGCTTGACAGCGTGTTGCCTATGCGATTTTGCGTTGTCAGTACGCCGTCGGCTGCCATAAATAGGCGCCCTTGTTCGGCTTGGTTGATTTGGGTGAGGTATTGCAGGGTGTTTGTACCGGCTGGCACGGTGTAATGACTGTCGTGGCCCAGGTTGACTGTGCCGGTAGCCAGGCTGGTTGTGCCTGTGTAGTCAACTTCTGGCAATGCCAACACGGTTGCAATGCGTTGCCCTGGTAATTGTGCCGTCACGTTTAATTCATCAAGGTTGGTTTGTGCCAACAAGTAGAAGTCATCGGCGCATTGCACGTTGACTGTGTTAGGGCCTGCCATTGCAAACTCATACGCATACGACGTGACCACCCCTACGAACAAGTACACGCTGTTGCGCGACAACCGAATACGACGCATCGGTGCCAGCCCAGGCTGATTGTTGGCTGGGTCGTAATAAGGGCTGCTTGTGTCGTATGGGCCAAGAATGCCTGTTTCGTCACGCATGGTAAATGACATGGTGCCGGCACCAAACTGGTAATCGGTTTTTTTGCGCCCACGGTTGTATTGCACGTCGGTAGTGAAGTCGGTGATGTCAGCAAATTGTGTTGTGCCGTCTAAGACAAATTGCGTGTTGTTCAGTACGCCTTTGGTTGCGTCGTTGAGCGTGAATGCGTCTTGCAAGAAACCTGTGTCTAGTTCAAGCAGGTAGTTGCCTGCCTGTACTACTGCGGCAGACACGTCAGATTGCAATCTGTAGATCGAGCGGCCCTGACCTGCGGTTGTAATCAGTTAGGGCGTCAACAATCTTGTCGCCTAGTGATGCCTCAGCGACAGCTGCGTTGATGGTGATGTTGATGGGTTGGGCGCTGAACATGCCGCCGTCGCTTTGTGTTAGGCCGCCAAAGAAGTCTGCACCAATAAAGCCTGGGGTGATGTTGCCTGAGTCAATAAAACCTTGCGGGCCAAAGCTTTGTAGTGCAACGGCAGCGGCGCTTGACGCGCCGCCGCCGCCGCCGCGGGTCGCTGAAGGAGTGGCAGCGAGTACCGCTGGGCCGCCTGATGGTATTGCGCCAAGTAGTGATCGCTCGAGCAGGTCTGGGCCTGCGGTGACGCCTGTGGTGCTTGTGCCGCCGCTTGTGCTGCCGCCGCCAATGCGTGGCAGATTGACGCTAGGTAGTGACGGGATGTCTGCAAATGGGTTGATTGCGTTTAGGCCGCTGATGATGAGGTTGATTGCTTGATTGACTGAGTTAGCCATTGCCTCAACTACGCCAATAACCGAATTGCCCATTGCAATAAAAGCGCCTTTTACGCTGCCAGTTTTTTGCACTAGCAACGCAAAACTTGCCACTAGCAATGCGAT